ACCGGCAAATAATATTCTGCCTTGTGTAATACTTCTAATTGTTGTTGTATCAGATGATATAGGACCAGAAATATTTAAGCTTGTTAGTCCTTCGAGAGTATTTGTTGTTTCACCTAATGTAAGTGAAGTTGTACCGATCGTAATATCATCGGATGAAATAATTGTTGAGTTGGCTGAAAAGTTTAAAGGATTAAAACTGACATTTTCAAAATCAGTAATATGTCCAAAAGTATCAATTGAGATATTTTTAGGATAAGATAAATTTGGGTTTGTAGTACTTACAGCGTTAGAAGTATCAGCATGTCCTATAACTACATTTGCTGCTTGGTCATATACAGTTTGTGAAACGACAATTCCGTTCGCAGACTCTATCTGCTGAACATAATTTCCAATAGTGTCTATTCCTAAGACAACTGAATCCGGAACGATTTGAGGTTTTCGTTCTGCTGGTGCAACTATGGAAGTCGATTGTCCTTGTTTTGGTACAGCCTTAATCTTTCGGCCAGCACCAACCTTGACCTTTATACTCACGAAACCTCCGTAATAGTATCAACTACGATTGCTAAGCCTTCAACTATTTTGGTCAGTTCTCCTGTTTGTTTTTCCATTACAACGTCATATTGATATTTTCCAGGAGCAAGCAAATCTGTCTGCTGATCTGTTAATACCAATGTGATGTCATTGTTTGCGACTTCGATTGTAAAGTTAGTGGCTGCAGTTGTAGAATATACTTTTCTGATACTACTGTAAAAGTTATAAACAGAGATAGTTGCATCATCGTATTCGACACCTTCATCGTTAAACAGATTTAATTCTGTTCTGAAGTCCAATCCTTTATCGATGTATATGTTAGCTCTTGATGCCATGGGTTTGAAACCTTTTATTAAATTTTTCTATTATTACCTTATTTATAATATCCGGTCCCACAAATAGAAAAGGACATTATAGTAATGCCCTTGTATTTCCATTAACTTTTAATGACAGAGCACGTTGTTTTACATAATATAAATTAATTCTTGAGGTCTTCGATTTCTGCTTTCAGTTCTTTGATTGCTTCAATCAGTACTCCGACTAGGTTACCGTAGGATACATGTTTAATACCATCAACCTCTCTTACAACTTCTGGAATGATTGTTTCAATTTCTTGAGCAATAACACCAGTTGAAGCGGAACCAGATTCTTTCCAATTAAAGTTAACTCCTCGTAAACTATCAACCTTATCAAGTGCATTAGTAATTGTTTTCACGTTTTCTTTTAGAGATTCGTCAGATGTTGAATTAAAGTTAGCTGCGGTTATATCACCAGTTGTGGTAATAGTAAATGCTTGACCGTCTAAGTTTCCACCTAACTGCGGAGTAGTATCTTCAACAATATTACTTAGTGTACCACTACCGCCACCACCTGTTGGCCAACTAGTAATTGTTGAACCATTTAGTGTTGCCGAGCCTTCAATCTTAATATTTTCTAATGTTAACTCATCATCAACAGAAGTATAATAGAAGTTAGATTCAGCAAGAGAATCAGCATCTGATCCGTCTGGGTTAGGAGTAGTTGTTCCATATAAAGGTCTTGCTCCTGAACCACCTTGAACCATTGTAATAAACATGGAGGTTGATTGTAATCCTGATGTATGGATTGAAGCCACATCAATTGAAGCGGAAGATCCAGTTACACCTTGAGCACCAGTTTGACCAACAGATCCTTGGAAACCTAATGGACCTTGAACACCTTGTAAACCAGATCCTGTAATACCGGAAACACCTTGTGGTCCAGGATCGCCTGCTGGGCCTTGGAATCCGGCAGAACCCTGAGAACCAGGATTACCTGCTTCACCTTGAATACCTTGAGGTCCGCCACCGCTACTTCCTTGGAAACCTAATGTTCCTTGCCAACCTTGAACACCCTGTGGTCCAATTGGGCCTGACGGTCCTTGTGTACCTGTAGCATCTGCACCTGCAGTACCTTGACCTCCAGGAGGTCCTTGAATACCTGTAGAACCCGATCCTTCAAATCCTTGTATACCAGTGATACCTTGGACACCTTGATTACCAATAGTACCCTGAGTACCTGCACCACCTGAACCACCTTCGTTACCTTGAACACCTTGTGGTCCGACTTGGCCTTGAATACCTTGTAAGCCAGATCCGTTTTCACCTTGAATACCTAAGTCACCTTGAATACCTTGCATTCCTTGAACGCCGTATCCACCAACTTCTCCTGGTCCGCCTTGAACACCTTGTATTCCGCCTGGGCCTTGAATACCAGGAGCACCTGTACCATCTTGCCCTTGTAATCCTTGGTTACCTTGCATACCTTGGAAGCCTTGGGCAGATGCACCACCGATGGTTCCTTGAAGACCAATAAGACCTTGAATACCCTGAATACCTAAGTCACCTTGTAAACCTTGAGGACCAATGCCACCGTCTCCAGTTAAACCTTGAGTTCCTTGAGGACCGTTGGGTCCTTGAATACCGGCACCATCAATACCTTGGGCGCCTATTTCACCTTGTAAACCTTGAATACCTTGTAAGCCTTGAACACCGCTTCCTGTAACACCTGAAGTACCTTGTGGTCCTTGAACACCTTGAATGCCTGTACCTGTTGGTCCCTGAGTACCTACTGCGCCAGGTCCTTGAATACCTTGGATACCTTGGATACCCGCTGAACCTACTCCAGTTGTTCCTTGAATACCTTGAGTTCCCTGAGCACCAGATCCTGTTGTACCTTGAGATCCTTGAGCACCTGCACCACCTGGCTGTCCCTCTCCACCAGATTCACCTTGTAATCCAGTTGCACCTTGTAATCCTTGTAAGCCTTGAATACCCTGAACACCTTGACCACCAATACCACCTGCACCAGCGATACCTTGATTACCTATGATACCCTGAATACCTTGAATACCCTGGGCTCCTGCACCGGCAGATCCTTGAATACCTGGGTCACCAGCAGGTCCATCATTACCTTGAATACCTTGAGTACCTTGCGGTCCAATAGTACCAGTATTACCTAATGTACCTTGTAATCCTTGAACACCTTGTGAACCAGTTGAACCTTGAAGTCCTGCACCAGTTGCACCTTGTAAACCTAATAGGCCTTGAAGACCTTGAACACCTTGTGATCCTGTTAAGCCTTGAGCACCTACACCACCCACATCACCAGTTCTTGCGAATGTAATCGTAACATCATCGTTGTCTTGGAACGCATAACCTGAACTTGATACATGAGCCACAGTAACCGCAAAGAATCCACTACCTTCTGATATTGCTGATATCGTAAAGATAATCCAGTTTTCAGGTGAATCCTTTTTCGTAATTTTTAAATGCCCTTTAATAGGACTTGTAGAATCGTCAATTGTTCTTAAGAACGGTTGAATATCAATAAAGTTATCGTCTCTATCATCAATGAACATTAGAGTTGCTGACGACTGAGTTGCGTTATTAAGTTTTAATCCACCGACACCTGGATCTGTTGCATTAGTATCTGTCTTGAAAGTATAATCAAAAGTAATACCACCAAACGAACCTTCGGCTCCTTGTAAACCTAGGCTACCTTGTAATCCTTGAACACCTTGAGTACCTGCACCTGTTGTTCCTTGTAATCCTTGAACACCTTGAGTACCTGTAGCACCTTGAATACCGGCAGGACCACGAGGAATAAATGTAATTAGAGCAGCAGGACCGTGTATTGCATTAACTTGTGTTTGCCAATTTGAAACATTACCGTCTACATATACAACATCAAAGTAACCGTAGTTCTTAGCACCACTATCCCATGTCCAATCTGTAATTTCGTAAACAGCCCAATGATGTCCAGCAGGACCATCGCCATCGTCGTAATTACCTTCTTGTAATTTTATATAACCTTTAACTGTTCCTGGCATTCCATCAATGAAATCTAAGAAAGCATCAATTTCTTGTGTATATTGGTCAGCAGGAATATCATCAAGTGTAAGTAATGTTGCACTTGCTGGGTTTGAGTTATTAAGTTTAAAGTTATTTGTTCCTGGGTCAGTACCACCGATAGTGTTAGATACGAAGTTCCATATCCATGTTAAACCACCATATTGGCCTTGCTCGCCTTGTAATCCTTGAATACCTTGAATGCCGGTTGTTCCTTGAACACCTTGCGTACCTTGGCCACCTGAAAGACCTTGTAAACCCTGTAGACCTTGTAATCCTTGGATACCTGTTGTACCTTGAACACCTTGAGTTCCTTGAATAGCCTCGCCTTGAATACCTTGAATACCCTGCAAGCCTTGAATACCTGTCGTACCCTGAACACCTTGTGGTCCTTGAGTTCCTTGAGGACCGAAGTCTCCTTGTAATCCTTGAACACCTTGTAAGCCTTGAATACCACGATCACCGTTTCTTGAGAAAGTAACTCGTGTATTAACTCCATTTGTTAATGTTGTGACACCTGCTATATAAACAAGATCAAGTTCCCAATAACCTGTCTTATCAGTAAATGCAGCAATTTTAAATAATGTTTGGTTGAAATGGTTAGTTGCATCAATGATTCGCATATAACCTTTAGGAGTTCCAATAATTGCATCAAACTCTGCAGATACAGCGTCCATTACATTAATGGTGCCTTTCTCCTGATCATCAATCCATAACTTGATTCCTGCAGTATTTAAGCTAGTAGCACTAAACCTTAATTTACCAACACCAGGATCTGCATCTGTTGTATTATTTTCGTAATCGTAATTATATGTAATTCCACCAAAGTCACCAGTATTACCTTGGGTACCTTGCATTCCTTGAATACCTTGAACACCTTGGGTACCTAATACGCCTTGTGTTCCTTGAACACCTTGGGTACCTGTATCACCTTGTATGCCGGTCGTTCCTTGAACACCTTGTGTACCTTGCGGTCCAATAACACCCTGTAGACCTTGAACACCTTGAACGCCTTGAGAACCAGTTGGACCTTGTACACCTTGAACACCACTTCTTACAAATGAAAGTATAAACGCAGGATCTGCAGCAACGTTTGTTAATACTGCTCCTGTACTTCCTACATGATTAACAAGTACAGTGAACCAACCAGAGTTATCTGTTATTTGTGTAATCTCGTATGTAATGAATTGTGATGTATCGCTAATTCTTGTTGCTTGTATATAACCTTTAACAGCTCCTGTTACTTGGTCAATAGAATTTAATAATGCTGATATGTCTTTAGATTGTTTTGCTGTTGAATCAATGAATAAGGCCGTTGCAGAAGTTGCTGCAGCTGAATTAATTGCGAACTTACCAACTGTAGGATCTTGAGCAACCGTCGTAAGATCGAAGTCAAACTCAAACGATACTCCACCATAAGAACCTGTGAAACCTTGGATTCCATAAAATCCTTGAATACCTGTAGTACCTTGAACACCTTGTGGTCCAGCACGTCCTTGTGTTCCCTGGAAACCAAGATCACCTTGAATACCGGTAATACCTTGAACACCCTGTGGGCCACGTCTACCTTGAATACCTTGAATACCGGTGTTACCTTGAACACCTTGAAAACCCTGAACTCCTCTTGATCCTTGGAATCCACGGTGTCCTCTTTCTCCTTGAATACCTTCGTTACCTAATGTTCCTTGAACACCTTGAGTACCTTGTATTCCAGCAAAACCTTGAACTCCACGGAAACTTCCGATGTTAACCCAAGTAGACCCATCGTAAATCCAAAGAGTATCATTTGATTGGTCGATAACACCATCACCAACAACCGCTGAAGGAAAAGCTGTATTTAAAGTAGATTGGTCTCCTGGACCAGTAATAGAACCAATGATTGTAAAGCCAGGACCGTATTCACCTTGTAAACCTTGAACCCCTTGAATGCCGGTTGTGCCTTGTAAACCTTGTGGGCCAGTTCCAGTTGTAAGCCAACTAGTGCCATCGGAATATCTTAACTCTCCGTTATCGGCATAAACCAACGCACCTTCAAATGGCGCAGGGTCTAATTGAATAGGAAAGGTTTGCGGTATACCGTGACCAAGTACCTGTGCCTTTCCTGATAATGTTCCGAATCTACTTGCCATCTTTGTGTATTTCCTTTAATTCAACCTTGATTAATAATATATTTATTAGTATTATACAACGTCGTCTTCTTCTGATTGACCTAACGTAAACGAAAGTGTTGCATGAATTGCTAAATCGGCAGAAGCCTCAGCTGATAATTTATCTCCACTCTTTAAGAACTGCCCGTTTAATGGAATCGGGATTGTATCATATGCAGGTACAGGGAAGTTCTTTAATATGTAATGTACTAAAGCTGTATCTTCTCTGTATATGTATACATCTACTGTCACCGTTGCATTAGTAATATTACATAGTACTAATGGTGAGATTATTTCACCTACTCCTGGCTCAACAACGCTTGACCCACCGAATACTAGTTCAGGAACAAGATAGTTGGGAACAGTCATTATTACGACTTCGTTCGTTGCTAACGTTCCAGCGAACGCGACCGGTTTTGCGTCTGGTGCCTGGGATGTTGTTATTGTTGTTATTGACATTTTTCTTTATCCTATTTTAAACTACTGCTCTTGAGTTCGAAGCACGTCTTGCTAACTTACGAACCGAAGAAGTAAATGGTCGGCCTTCAATACGACCTGTTCTACCGTTAATTCTTAATCCTCTTGCGAAGTACTGGTTATTCAATTCATCAGCACCTGACCAACGAATTCTACCGCCATCTTCATTAAGTACCGAGGCAATCGCTGATATAGCAGCACCTAAGTTTCTGAAGTTCAGAGGTAGAGCGTTTCTGTTAACACCTGCTGATGCACCGTTGAACTGGTGAGCAATGGATTCAACCAACGATCCAAATACCAATGTATCAGGTTTAAGTACATTACTCTTCAGACAATTATCAAACAGTGCTTGTATCATTGCTGTATGATCAGAATCAGGAGATAGATTAGTTACAAGATAATCTCTCATTCGATCCCATGATCCAGTAAATGCATCTAACAAGTCTGTATTGTTAGCACCTTCTAATACCCAAGTTGAACCATTCCAATAATATATATCGCCTGCATATAGATTTGTTGCGAAATTAGATGCTACAATATATGCCCAGTTTGGTTTCTGTCCTGTTATTGAACTTAATGCTGCAACATCAGTAACTGAACCTTTGTACTTCAATCCTTGCATTGTTGGATTAAACACTGGGAACACATGAGTACCATCGTAATTAAAGAATGATGCTGTAAATGTTCGTATTGCATTCTGATTACCATTTGTTTGATAACCTGATCCTACTGATAACACATCCTCATATTTGAAGTCATTCTGCAAGGCAGTTAATAAGTTTCTTGCATCACGTCTTGTTAAGTTAATATCAAGGAAGTCGTAAGCAGAGTTAACGTATCTTACAGTATCTTTCTGTAATCCTTTTCTTCTTTGAGCAAGGATAGCGAGAGCATCTGTAAATACTGCATTACTATAAGTGTAATCAGGCTCTTCTTTAACAGGTAAGTACTTAGTATCATTATTTATTTGAGTTAAGAAGAATATATCTGCAAGGTCTTTAACCTTCTTGCTTTCAACTTCAGTTCCTAATTCACCAAGTATTGTTTGACCTTCGTATTCACCTAACACAATGTCTTTACAAATTGTACCTAATTGACGATATGCTTTTGCAGTTGGTACACGCTGATCTTCAGGTAATCTATAAATTTGATTCCAGAAGTAGAAATCAGCATTCCATCTCGAAGCAGTGTTACCACCAAAGTTCAAGTCGAAGCTGAACGCATCAAGTAAGAAACCTGTATCTCTTCTACATTTTGCTTTATTATAATCAAGTACATTGAATGAACTGTTAATCCAATCAGTTACATCAGAAGCAAGTTCTTCAGTATTATCAACAATCTTACTTGCAGCTGCTGTTAATTCAGATGCCATCCAAGTACCTGTTGAATATGGTCTTGGTGCTTCATCAACATCATCAGCTCGTATTGCTTGTTCAATAACACCTAACAACTCATCAACCTTAGCACCTTCAGTTGCCGTAGCAGCTGTGCCTAATAGATTTTGCGGAGTTAATGTATATGTACTTGCGTTCGTTACTGGAGTTTCCTGAACTACTTGCGCAGCAGCATTACCTAATAAGTTTAATATATCAGCATACTGTCTTTGTGTATCTACAGGAAGTACTGATACTCCATTCTCGAAGTAAATGCCTGCTGATTGTAATGTAGCAAAGTTAGTATCGTATTGAACATCATGAGAGATTGCATCAAGAACGTATCCAATATCTCTTCTACATTTTGCATCAGGGAAACTTAATCCATTATGATTTACTGATAGATAACTTATAACACCTTCAGCAGCTGAATTAGATAATCTTTCAACAAGCTCTTTAGCAGTTACATAGTTATGTGGCATCCAAGTTTGATCTATATCTATTCTCTCAGGAATTGTACTTCTTAATTCGTTATTATCATCAACTGCATTCGCAATTATTTCAACAAGCTTTCTTGCCGCGATTGAAGTATTTGGATTTGCACCATGAATAGCCATGTCTTGTGGCTCTGCTGTTTGATAAGAAGTTACTCCATTCCAGTATTCGTATTTAGTTACGATATCACCAGTGTAGTATTTTCCTGTTCTTGGATATAGTTTAGTTTCAATATCCTTAGCACCAACAACATGTTCTACAATTTTGGCCATGTGTAAGAATGCATCTTTTGTACCCATTCTTTGTTCAATTTGTAATCCAGTATTAACACCGTTTTCAAAATACATTCCTGCAGTTTGAACTGTTGCTGAATTACCACCGTATTGAATATCATGTGATACTGCATCTACAATATAACCAATGTCTCTATTACATTTTTCTGTATTGTATGGAAGTATATTAAACAATTGAGCTACATGTCCAAGAACTCCTGCTTGTGCAGTTGCTTTTGCTTGATGAACTTGAGCAAATCCGGTTTGATTAACTGCATCGTAATTACTCGCAGGTGGGAATTGTTGCGCAGGAGCAAGTAACATTGTTTGATTAGTAATTGAATCACCAACAATATTAAATAATGCTTCTACTGATGCACCCATACCTGAACCACCTGAGCCTGAACTAAAGTCCTGGGTTAAGGCATTACCTGTTGATTTCAATCCACCAATATCGGAATCTTGAACAATTAAATTAGCACAATCACCTAAGTGTTTGTAAACTGCTGAGGTCGGCTCGATTTGATCTGCAGGCAGCCCAACTAATATTGCATTTTCAAAATAAAGTTTAGCAAAGTTTAGAGTAGCAAAGTTACCTTGATGTTGAGCATCAAATGTAATTGCATCAAGCATATAACCTGTATCTCTTTCACATTTTGCTACATCGTAACTATGAGAAGGTCTGTTTGCTGCAAGCCATGCTGTTGCTTCCGCAACCAAGAATGCTCTGTTATTAGTTAACTGAGATCTTCCGTTGATTCTAGCAATACCTGCCGCATTAGGTCCGTAAGTTATTGCACTTTCGGAACCTCGACCTTGTGTCATAACTTTTATGATTTCGTCAAATGATTCTTCTACTTTAACTTTTAGAGCAGGATCAGTAACACCAAGAATAGTTAATTCTTTACAGTATTTAATTCCTGCTACTGTTTCTGTTAACTGTTCATTAATTACTCTGTTTGTATTTGTTGTTTCAATTCTATATGCAAGTCCTGCATAAATTGAATTATAATTAGATCCTGTTAATACATCAGCACTAACTGCATCAAGAATAAACCCTAAATCAGTTTTACATTTATCTCCATCAAAAGTATAATACTTATCTTTCAAGTATCCTTGAACTTCTTCAATGATAAAGTCTCTATTACGTTGTAATTGCTTTCTTGCTAATGTTCTGTTAGGATCAAATGAAGCCTTAGTTAATGTTGGCATTTGATCATCTTCGATATTTACATCGTCAACTAATTGAGCAATTGATTCAAGCAAATCATGCAACCTTGTGGCAGTTGCTGCATCAGCCGCAGTTCCATCTGTATTTTGATAAGGACCTGTACTAATTGAACCAACATCAGCAGAAACAAATGTATGAGCATATTGACCAGATCCACCTGTTCCAACATTCATTGTAATTGTTGAATTAGCAGTAACTGCAGTAATAGTAACTGCCTTACTATAATAAGGATGATGTTTCTGTGGTGAGGTATGGTTTTGTGCACCACTACCCATATCACAACTGAATGTAAATCCATTTGGTTTCAGATAAACTTTATCACCAACATCCAATGTATGAGTACCAATCGTTACTACCATGACTCCTGTTGCTGGGTCGTAAGTAGCATTACTTGGATTGAATGTTGTAAAGCTTGTAGTATGAGCAACTTCTTTAGCAACCTTTTCAGCGACATCCGCTAGGTGAGAGAATGCTTTTCTTGTTGGCTCACGTTGTTCGTAAGGTAATACATTAATTGATTCTCTTAATCCTGAAACGTTAGCAGTATCTTCGTAATCAGATAGTACTTTAAATTGACCTTTAACTTCAATCGGTAATACGTTAGTTGATCTTTGCTGTTCGTAATCAGCTGATGTAGTATTAAATCTTCTGAAGTAATAATCAAATACTTCTAATGTATTTTCGTTTCCACCGTATTCGATATCTCTTGATACGGCATCAACCATTAGACCAACATCTCTTTCACAAACTTCCTTAGCATAAGGTAATCCGTTATGTTCTTCTCTTAAGTAATCAATTACTGATAGTGATAGATTATCTCTTAAACCGATAATTGCATCAGATGCATCTTGCATAGCAGTTTCAACCGCAGGCTCGATGTAAGCAGGTAAATGATCTAATGTATCATCAGAGATTGCTTGAGTTACGATATTAACTCTATCTCTTGCTAGGTTAGCAACTTCAATACCTCTATCAGAACCTGAAACATCTTGAGATTGAGCATTTCCTGAAGTAGGAGTAATTGTTATATCTCTAATAATATTCCAAACTACATCGGCAATATGTTCCCAAGTTTTATATGTAGGTTCTTTTTGATCTTCAGGTAATACTGATACTGCGTTTTCAAAATACAATCTTGCGAAGTTGACAGAACATGTGTTTCCACCAAACTTAACATCTTGTATTAATGAATCAACCAAGTAACCTGTATCTCTTTCACAATCAGCAACAACATAAGTATGCGATGGGAATGTGGCCGCTATGTAAGCAGTAACTTCAGCAATAATAAATGCTCTGTTGAGAAGTATCTGATTAGCAGCTTGTTTATGATCTTCAGTTAAAGCAGCATCTGAACCGAATACTTTAGTTCCAATGTTAGCTGAACCATTTTGCATTATATCAATGATCTTATCAAAATGTTGGTTAGATCTTGTTAACGCAGTTCCTGTGACACTAGGATCAGCAGCAACCTGAGCTTTTAAGTAATTAATTGCACCGACTGTTTGTGTTAACTGATTGTTAATAACACTGTTAGCACCTACTGAACCAGTTCTATAACCTAGTCCCATGAATTGAGAATTCCAAGTAGAACCTGTAGCAATATCTCTTCTTACTGAATCAAGAATGAATCCTGAATCTCTTGTACATTTTTCGCCGTTGAATACAAAGTATTGAGAATCTAAATAATCAGTAACTTCTTTTTGTAAGAACTCTCTGTTAGCTTGTATTTGTTCTCTTGCGTATTGACCTTGAGAGTTGTAAGTAACTTTTGATACCGCATCCTTAATGACTGATACAAATGTATGAGCTCCACCTGAGCTTACTGCTAACTGAATAGTAACATCATTACCATTTACAGCAGTGATTTGTTGTGGCTCTCTGTAATTTGAATCGCCTTTTCTTGGATATGAATGTTGAGTTGCATTACCGTCTTGTGTACAAGTATAAGTAAATGATAATGGAGCAATCTCAATATAATCATTCGTTGTTAAATCATGGCCAGGAATTGTCATTACAGATAATCCTGTAGCAGGATCATATGTTGAAGTTGTTGGTGTATAATGCTTGACATAAGATGCAGGATCTGTAAATACTAATGCATCTGAATCAATAGCTCCAACGTCCGCCCTAACGAATGTATGAGCTCCACCAGGACCTGTTCCTACGTTCATTGTAATTGTATCAGCAGTTACTGAAGTAAGCTTTATAGGCTTCTTATAAGTAATACTGTGATGAGCTTGAGGAATAGCATGTTCGTATACATTTCCATCTAATGCACAAGTAAATACAACCGAGCCTGGCTTGATATTTACATAGTCACCAGCAGTAAGATTATGCTGTCCTATTGTCGCAACAAATACACCAGTTGCTTCATTATAGGTTGCATTGCTTGGAGTATAAGTTGAGATATACTTAGCAGATTTAACATTGCTTGATGTTGCTGATATAAATGTATGAGCAGATGTATCAGATGAAGTACCTGCATTTACTGTAAATCCAGTTGATGAAACGGCTGCAACTCTAAGAGGTGCTTTATAACCAGGATGCTTTCTTTCACCTTTGATTGCACCTGTGATTGCTGATACAAATGTATGAGCTCCACCACCATTTACAGATATACCAACATTACAACCAATTACGTTTCCAGTGACCGAAGTTAATTTAACCTTCTTCTTAAAGAACGGATGATGTTCTTCAGGTACTGCATGACTTGTTTGGTTATTGTCGAGTAAACAACTAAATGTAATGCCTCTTGTGGCAAATTCTATTTCATCGCCTATTCTTAATTTGTGCGTTCCAATATCCGCTGTAAACTCGCCTGTAGCAGGATCGTAAGAAGCAGTACTTGGAGTAAAGTTTGTGACTGTAGTTGTTGGGTAACTATGCTGTGTTGTATTACCGTCCAAAGTACAAGTAAATGTTAAACTGTTAGGCGCAATTAATACTTCATCACCGACTTGTAAATCGTGAGAACCAATTGTAATAACAGTCATACCTGTAAGTGGATCATAAGTTGCATTTGAAGTTGAATATGTTTTATTTTCGCTTTTCAATATACCAACAATCTTATCAAACGCTTCATCGGATCTAAATCCTGATGCTTTATCATCAATAGCAACAACATGAGTAAGAGCGTTATTTAATGCAGAAACAAATGTATGAGCATTTGAACCACCATATCCTACAAACATTGTTATAGTTTTATTCGTAACTGATTCGATTGGACATGGATGATTGAAATATGGATGTCCTGGATTTGGAACTGCATCATTAGTTGGTCCACTGCCTGTATCACAACTAAACGTTACACCGTCCTCAAGGAATCTTATATAATCTCCAGGCTGTAATTTGTGCTGACCTATTGTAGCAGTAAATATTCCAGTCTCAGGATCGTAAGTTGCATCAGTTGGAGTATAGCTTAAACCAACTCCTTTAGCAGGAGTAATTGAATTTGCTACTGCTGATACAAATGTATGTGGATATTGTCCAGTTCCACCTTGACCTACATTCATTATAATAGTTGTTGAAGTTACTCCAGTTATCGGACAAGGCGTTCTCCAATAAGGGTGATGAGATTCAGGAACAGCATGATTAACTTCTCCTGCTCCCATATCGCAACTAAATGTAATACCTGCATCAGCTAACATTACGTAATCACCAGGTGCCATTGTATGAGCACCAACAGTTGCTTCCATTACGCCTGTAGCAGGATCGTAAGTTGCATTCGTTACTGTAAATCCACTTTCTGTTTGTAATGTATTAATTCTTCTTTTCAGTTCAAGCATTGCTCCAGTTGTTTCTTCCAACTGTTCATTAATTACATTGTCTGCTAATGTTGTACCTGAACGATAAGCAATACCTGTCTGATATGCGTTATAGTTTGATCCTGTTAGAATATCTCTTTCAACTGCAGGTAATATGTATGATTGAATATCTCTACGACATTTCTTAGAATCATATCTAAAGAAAGTTGTATCTATATAACCTTCAACGTAATCTTGTAAGAATGCTTTGTTTGCTTGTAATTGTTTTCTTGCGTTTCTCTTATTAACATCAATGCCTGCATCGTCAGACCATTTAATAGTATCACCAAGAATAGATACTGCTCCAGGCAGTGCTTCAACAAATGTATGATCGTCAACGATTGCTGATATACCAACATCAATTGTAATCTTGCCAGGTGTTGTTCCTAATACTTCAACTGGAGCTCCATCAGCAGGATCACCTTTTCTTGGGTATCCAGTTCTTGTTGTATTATTATCTCTGTCACAAGTAAATATTAATCCGCCTCTCTTAAGCAATACATAATCACCAGTTGCCAATCCATGGCCTACTGTAATTGCGTTTGGAGTTGCAGAAACAAACGTATGAGCCTGTTGCCCAGTTCCACCTGTACCAACATTCATTCTAATCTTACTAGCACTTACGCCAATAACAGGACATGGTTTGTTATAGTATGGGTGGTGAGCTTCAGGAACCGCATGGTTCGTTGTACCACTTCCAGTATTACAACTAAAGGTAATACTTTCTGGTTTGAACCAAACAAAATCGCCTTTCTTAACTTCATGCTTAGAGCCAACAGTTGCTTCCATGATTCCTGTAGCAGGATCATAAGTTGCATTCGTTACTGTTAGGCCAGTCGAGCCGAGTGTGATAACTGATAAACCGGTTTCTGGATCATAAGTTGCGGCTGGAGGTGTAAATGACGTACCTTTATTTTCTAAGATTTCTAATATACTATCATAAGCAGCATCAGTTCTAGCAGTTGCTAAATAAGAATCACCGTCAAGCAATTCGTTAGTCTGATCCTTTAATCTATTGTAAGCTGAAACTGTTTCGTTATTTTGATTTTCCATAACGGTCTTTGCTTGAGCCATGTAATATGCACGGCCTGCAGTAACTGCGTTATAGTTTGTGTCAAACAACATATCGTTTTTAACAGCAGGAAGAATGTAATCAGATACATCTCTACGACAAGCTTTACTATCGTATGCATAGAACTGATCATTGTTTTCAATCCAATCTATTAACTCACCAGTAATAAAATGTTTATTATCTTGTAATAACTGTCGAGCTGCTGTTCTTGGAACTGAAGTTTCTTGCCATATAATTGGATTGATACTTTCTTCACCGTATTCTAATACATTTAGAAGTTCACCGTATGATGTTTCAATCCTTGCATTAATTTCGTTATTCGCATTAACGAATATTTCTTTTGATCTATCTCTTAAATATTCTAACGCACCTTTTGTTTCTTCAAGCTGTTCACCAGGAACAACATAACTGATTGGTGATCTATAAGTAATGCCACCTAATCTACCCCAGTAGTTTGTGTCGAGAGCAATGTCATAACCTGAGCCGTCAACTACAATACCTGAGTCTCTTAAACATTTTTCTGAATCGTATTCTTTATAACCTAATCCACTGTTTGCTGAATTTGCTGTTAAGTACTCGACCATATCATCAATAATAAGGTCTGCATTAGAATCAATCGTATCAGCGAATACTGTATTACCGATGATAAGATTATTATTAACAGATCTTGGAGCAAAGAACTCTGTAGTACCTTTTGCTCTCATTGATATATCACCGAACTGAGTACCTGAGTTGTTCAGCGTCATTTGACCACCGTTCAGTGCATAGAACGCACAACGAACAAAGATTGACAATGAACCAATACCGTTGATACCAGCACCGTCTCTAGCAACATATCCTAAACCGTTTTGAGTACGAGGTGTGAAACCAAAACAAAGTACGTATGTATATAATGAATCAGTATCAAGTACTCTTCTATCTGCAAGTACACAACCACCACCACGACCAACTTCTCTATTTGGGAAATCGTCAATACCGATTGATTGTATAACACCTGTACCGCCTGACTCACAAGTTACTGTATCTCCGACCTTAAATCCTTCACCGTTCTTAAGGTTACGAACTCTGATAATACGATTTACTTCAATATCTCTAGTGTTGCCTTTATCTACATCGTCAACATCTTCCCAAGATAAGAAGCCGATAGCACCTGATGAGAATCTAACTTCATCATCTTTTTGCCATAACTGTCTTGCTCCACTATTTCCTGGGTAACTACCTAATGATGCATTTCCATTATCAAATGTATGACCTGCTGCCAATGTAAATGTTTGACCAAGGTCAGCAAGAGTACCTTTTGAGTTATAAGGATTAAGAGGTGGTTCAACATCTTGACGTAAGAAGTTAGATAACTGAGTACTATCTCTTAAGTAAGGTGAACGTAATAGTTTGGCACCTGGTCGATAAGCAATCGCAAATCCACCTTCTGGGAAGTCAAAGTTATCAACCTTAAAGTTCTGATAACCAAATCCTTGAACATAACCACCAGAACCAACTAAGATTCCGTTATTGTTTTCATATCCAGGAAGTAATTCGATAACAGTAGCATACTGACCTGCAGTCGAAGTACAAGAACAGTCATCAGGCAACATCAAGTTACCTTTTGTATAATAAGTACCAGGACCTACTGAAATATGAACAGCGTTATTAATCGCGTTACGATCTAATTCACCGCCTGCCTTTTCAAGACAAAGTTCAAATGCTCTCTCAAGAGTTCTAACAGGAGCCAACATTGTGCCAGGATTTTTATCATCGCCTGATCCTGCATCAGCATGCACTTTTAATGCTTGGGCTGTTTTCTTAGATACTTCTTCGAATAATTGACCGAAGTTAATTTGTTCAGTATCACCGGTTTGTTCGTTACGAATTGCGAAATATGATTGGTCATCTATTGGAGCTTCAAACTCCTTAGTGAGATCCATATCAAAGTCGGCAAGAGTTGATTTATCAATTGTACCGCCACTGAATACTGATCCTGACACTGTACCATTATCGAAACTTGAATTATTTGCACCAAGACCATCAGCGGTTGAACTTCTGATTGTCATATCCGTTGCTACAACATCTTGCATTGTACCTTGGAATTCAGTATTAGAAATTGTTCCATCGGTGAATACTGAATCATCGATAGTTGAATTAGTTAACGTGACATTATTACCTGTGCCATCATTGAACTGAGAATTTGTTATGATAACATTATTTGCGTTACTATCAAATATATCACCACTTGTAAATGTAGACGATGTCATCGCAACATTGTTAGCAGTTCCGTCATTAAACGATGATGAAGTAATCGCAACATTATTAGCAGTACTGTCGTTAAGAGCAGAACCTGTTAATGTAATGTTTGTGCCGTCAGAATTAGATAATGTACCTTCATCAAACGACGAAGATGACATTGTGATATTATTTGCTATTGAATCGGTTATCGTTGACTGGTTAATTGTTGAATTGGTTAAGACAACGTTATTACCTGTGCCATCGTTAAACTGAGAATTTGTTATAACAACATTATTCGCAACACTATCAAAAAGTTCTGAGCTTGTAAGTGTTACATTATTTCCAGTTGAGTCATTTAACTCTGAAGAAGTAATGATTGTATTATTTACAGTACCGTCGTTAAATACAGATGAAGTAATCGTTACATTATTTGCTGTACCATTAAAGATTTCACCGTCAGTAAATGTAGACGATGTAATCGCAATATTGTTTGCTGAGGAATTAGTAATGACTGTGCTGTCAATTGTACCACGGAGCCAGTTAGTATCTTCAATATCAGAGTTATCAATGTTGACGTTATCGAGGCTTGAATCGGACATCACCACGCCGGAGATTGTTCCCCCGGTTATTTTGATCCTTGAAAAAGTCTCGTACTGAATAGCCTCAACTAATTCTTTCCTCGTTATGTTACTAGTGCCGTCGTCACCCTGAACAAGGTTAACAATAACAAACAGGTCTTCCTGTCTGGTATTGGCACCGGTTATCGGAGGTAGTTCTGAAATTTTTGCCATTTAACTTTTTCCCTTTGGTATTACTTATTATTTATAAGACCAATCTCAAATTACACGTCGTTATTAAGACGATTCTCTAAAACATTTACCTTTTCTGTCAATTCTTTTATTGCTTCTATAAGCACTGGCACTATTTGTTGATATCTTACAGCTTTGTAAGTATCATCTTCCATTTCAATATTATATACTACTTCTGGTAAAATCTTTTCAATTTCCTGAGCAATAACACCAGGCAGTGTATCTTCAGGTCTGTTTTTATAATTAAACTTATAAGTCTTGATTTGATTTACTTCTTTTAAACCTTGTTCTAGTGGAACAATGTTTTCTTTTAATCTTTTATCTGAGAACGAACCGTTGGACGTAAGGTCACCACTGAATACTCCGTTTCCATTTTCATAAATTTGTGCGGTCGTAGTACTGCCAGTTTTTACAATAACATCGCCGTCTCTAACTTCAACATTATCTCCAAAATTACCATAGCCTGCTACAGTAATACCACTTGGACCCCAAGTTAATGTTTCATATGAAGTACCGGACCAATCAGCTTTAAGAACACCAAATGGAACATTAACTGCTCTCTTTCCCATTACATAAGCTTTTTCAGTAGAAGAGACTGAACCTGTAGTAATAAATTCGTTACCTGTATAAGTATCAAGTTCACCTTCGCCATCAAATGAAATTACACCACCTGATGAAATATTAATACCGTCTCCACCACTAATTGATGAAACAACTCTTGCTGGTGTATGATAAAGATTTGTTGAACCTTCAGTAATATCGTCAGAGTTTAAACCTGATCCACCGCCACCAATTGATAAATTGTTCGCTGATAAAGATCCTGTCACAACGACATCAGAAACTGTTAATGTACCTGCTGCTGTTAATTTAAATTTAGGATCACCAGTACCTGTATCAATAATAAATGAATGAGCACCGGTTTCGTCATGTCCTACATCCCAAGCAATTGCTCCATCTGTAAATCTTGCTTGACCACCCGTTCCTGAATAAAGGAATGTTGCTG